ACGCATGACTTCAGCTTTTTCCTTGTTTAAGGGACTTAGCAATTCTTGCATCAGGTCTTGACGCTGATTGCTTTCTTTGATCATACGTATTTCACGTTCTTTTGACTCAACAACAACTTTAGCTTGTTGTGAGATTTCAATGGCTTTCTTCAATTGCTTATTTTTGCCTTCTAGCATAGCGTATAGCTTGCGAACTTCTGCTTTCTCATTTAGGTGAGTAGCACCAAATTCACTTGCGTATGCTTCAAAAATACGGCGACCAAAATTGTTCTCACGAGCAATTTTGATATCCTCTTGCAACTGACCCAGCTCATCCCGGAGATGACGGCTAACAGCGTGACTCATTTTCTCTGCACTTTCTTTTACGAAACGTGTTTTGAGTGTTTCAAGTTTTGCGCGAGCTTCACGTACCAAGCGGACTTTTGTTTCCACCACGTCACGTTTGTCTGCGGCAAACTCTTGAATTTCACGAGCCAATGCATGCACCATGAAGTTTTCTAGTTTTGCTAGTCCTTCTGTGTGCATCTTACGGTCTTTACGCAATTCGCCAATTTCTTCTGCAAGTTTTGTCACCAAGAAGCCGTTAAACTTCTGTGCTGACTCTTTCATCTTGCCTTGGAAACGAACGCGATCTTCTGCCAGTGATTGCTTTTCAGCAGCCACAGCTTGAATTTCTGCGGTGAGACTTTCTGTTACCATTTTATCCAGGGCTTCAACCATTACTGACTTATCATGTTCGTAGCGTCCTGCATACTCTTCTCTGAGTTCTGCACGAGCCTGTTCACGAGCTTCACTTAACTTGGCTTCCCAAGCTTCTGTAATCTCTTGACGAGTTTCCTCGGTGATCAGGTTGCTATCTAACAATGGTTTGATTGCATCTAACATTTGTAGATTCTCCTTAGATCTTAAGTTCTCTAATGAGTTTTACAACTTCATTTTTGAGATACTTTTGCACTTTGTTGTCTTCGCCCGCTTCCTTGGCTACCTCTAACAGTCTATGACCGTACTTCATATTCATGAGACTTTCATATATTGCTTTAGGGTATGCATTGGGTGCGCTGGGTTGAGCAACCACATCTATAGTGACTATTTCAAAGTCACTTACATGTCCTGTTCTGTCGTCGACGTTGCCGCTGCCACGACTTGAAACTCCTAATTTTACACCAGATGTCAGCAACGTCTTGATCAACTCACCCATAGGGGTTGGTAAAATCTTTAGTTTGCCACATCCAGCTTCGCCATCCATCCACATACCTTCAACACTGTGACACACACGATCTAGATTAATTTTTAAATCATCTGGGTGATCCACTTCGCCTAATACTGAGTTACCTTCTTTAATCTGTTGATTAATCGTGTTAACTGCTTTGCTGATTTCATGTAAAGGATAGACACGGTCATTTGCATTGCGCTTGTTGCCTTCAATACAAATGCCTTTTAAATAGAGGCTCTTACCGTGGCCATCCGGTCCAGATTCTTCTAGAACCTGGATGTTGGCCTGATTAAAGGTAAGTTGTTCTCTTAGTGTTTTCATCGATTAACCGCGAGCTACTGGGCTCTTTGTGTTAACGCCGCTGGCCTGACTCATTACTGGCTTGGTAGCTGGCTTTTGATCTTTCATGCTATTTCCAGCTTTGTTCTGAAAATCGCCGATCAAGTCTTTAGTTTGATTGCTGTAAGCGCCGGGAGCGTCGTGACGTCCACCCATTTCGCCACCAGCGTGTACTGGCTTGACTGAGTTGCCAATTGGGCCTTTTGCACCTGCGTTAGCGGCTACAGTAGACTTCTTGTTGATGCCGCCTTCTTCAGAAGTCACTGGCTTTGGGGCTGCTTTTAAGCTAACAGCTTCCATCATGCCCATTTCTTCAGTGTCGTCCATTTCAATAGCGTCGCCGCCTTCGTCTGGGCCAAAACCGTCGCCGTCGCCCATGTCATTGTCGCCCATTAGGTCTTCAAATTCGGCCATCAACTGGTCTAATTTGTCTTCTAGGTTGAGGATGTCATCTTTGGTAGCTGGCTCATCACCGCCTTCGTCGTCCGTGCCGCCCATGTCGCCAGCATCGCCGTCGTCATCGCCGCCAAAATCTTCTTCGCCTTCCATGTTCATGTCAGACTGTTCTTCAGCTTCAACATCGTCGATCAGGTTATCAGCAGCGTCGCCGCCCATTGGATCGCCTTCGTCGAGGTCTTCAGCTTCTTCGATGTCTTCGGCTTCTTCAAGATCTTCGCTGGCTTCTTCGGCCATCAAGTTCTCGTAAATTTCACGACTTTTTTCCACGACGATATCATGGAAAAGCTCACGTGCTTTGCTTTCTTCATCATTGATCACGTATTCGATCAATTGTTCAAATTTGTTCATAGAAAACTCCTGTAGGTAAAGTGTAATGTTATTTACACATCAGGAGAAAAACACGCGGTTTATAAGGCCAAAACGGCCATAAATTACACGGCCGGTGCTTCGGGGGCAGGTGCATACTGCTGACGCACCAGTTTGAGTTTTTCTTTGTATTCTACCATACGCACATCGTTCATTTTACGCAGTTTGTTTAGCTGACGTAAGGTCAGATGCGTTTTACGCAAGTCACCAATTTCTGGTTGGCTGTTGTCTTGCTCAAGGTCCTGATAGGCTTCAGGTTCTTTTTTGTAGAATTCGTTGAGTATCATACGGATATTTATGCTGGCGGGGCGCCTGCACCACCCACGCCTCCGGGCACTACAGGACCTGCTGGTGCTGAGCCCACTTCAGGAGCGCCTACTCCTGCTGGCTCCATTTGCCCAATTTCTTCGCCTGTGGCAATGTCTGTTTCAAGTTGTCCTGGGCTGACTCCTATTGAGCGCAGATCGCTGCCTGCAGGTTCTATTGTGGGCTCGTCGCGTTCTTCACGCCACATTGTTTCGTTTTCTTTGATTTCTTCTTCAGTCAATCCCAGGAAGCGTTCTAGCAAGAAACGTTTTGACATGTAAGGCAGTGGCTCCATCTGCATAAACGCTTGAATACGTGTGTTATCCAGTTCGCTTTGACGGTAACTTGCAAAGTTTTGCGGTGCATTAAAGCCTATTGAGAACAGGCCTGAGTCTATGTTAAACCCACGCCACTTCAAGAACATCTTGAATTCGTCGTCTAATTTCTCAGCAATCAAAGACTGTAAACGTTCACAATACTGGTTAAATCTGTACTCTTGTATGAGTGCTGTGCCTACTTTTCCGTCGCTTAAAGCACGGTCTGAGTCGTCTGGACCAGTGGGCAAATAGCTACTAGGCACACGTAGACCACGTGCCATTTTGTTGTTGAAATATTTTAAGTCGTCAATTTCGCCTAGGTTTGAACCGCCGGCCAGTGTTTCAACACTGCTGCCACGTCCGTCTTGACCTTGGGGAAAGAAGTAGTCTTCGTTGATTGACAGCGGATTGTAACTGGAATCCATCATGTTTTGTCCGCCACCTGTGATGGTAGGAATTCTACGCTGATGCATTTCATTTTTGACACGTTCAACAAACTGCATGGCAAGGTGGCTGGGCATGTTTCCCACGTCAATTTTGAAGATGCGTCGCTCAGGAGCACGACTCACACGATAGATAAGAATAGCATCTTCCAGCAGTTCTTTCTGTTTGTATACCTTGTAAATCTGTTCTAGTATACTGCGGCCAAACGGCCAAAACACATCCAGGCCTTCGTTCAAGCTGCAATGTACCACGTGCTTGGCATCTAGTGTGGCTTCATTCATGGCATGCATGAATCGGCTGTTGCCCACGCCGCCGCCTGCACCGCCGTTGGGCATGGTATAGTTTGATGATCCTGATATGGTACCTGTCACAGGATTGGTCATGTAGTCTGTGGTTGTTTTTGCTGCCACAGTCATGTTTTGAAAGTTGGGGTTGATGTCGCGAATCACATACTGCTCAGGACGTTTGCCTTCTGATTCGTTCACAATCACACGCATGACCTTGCTCATGTCCACCCACATCATTTCAAAGTTTTCAGGATCACGAACAAAAATTTGGTCACCATACTTGATGGTGTTGCGGAACAGTTTGAAGATACGCTGGTCCAGTTTGTTCAGCTTGACCCACTGTTGCAGTTGTTTTTTGATAATACCAATCTCGTGATCAGTGGGCTTGTCATTGTACTTGACGTCAAACGGTGTGCCGTTGGTTTCATTCATCTGTGTGGAGAACTCAGCAATGATGTCCAAACAGGCATTGACTTCTGAGTCCATGTCCATGTTTTCATACTGATTGTAACGTTCCACACGATTGGGGTGTCCTGAATAGACTTCAGGTAGTCGGCTGGCATAGTTGCGAAACACAAAGTCTGCTTGCGCCGAAGCATTGCTGCCGTCGTTGCGAGGATAGTTTGGTAAACCAAACTGATTCTTGCCCGAGATTGGACTCATCACACCTGAATTGTCAGCGACTTTAAAGTACTTGCGCCACGAACCTTGTTGTTTATCTGCCATAGTAGTTTATTTACCGTGATCAGCTTTGCATACGCAACATCTTGTTTGAGATGTCGTTGCCACTCTTTTGCGCTCTCACCATTTCTTCCATCATGGCTGCCATTTTAGCATTACTGTCAGCCATGCTTTCAAACAATTTTACAAAGTTTCCACCAGCGTTATTCAAAGGAATCACAGCTTCTTGACCGTGTAGAGTAGCTGGATAACCGCTGTCAGGACCAACTGCAACGCCACCTTCACTGAGTTTGATGTCACCGCCTTCGTGTTTAGCCACAGAGAAGTGCATAGCATCTTTGATTGACGCCCAGTTTCCTCCCCAACCCAGTCCTAGTTGTTTAGCCACAGCTGAAATATTTTCTGGCATGTCTGTAATCAATTGACTGCCCATGGGGTTCTCAGCTGGGTTGATGTCAATAGCGCCGCCATGACCATGAACACTCTTCACCCCAGGTTTGCCACGTACATCTCGGTCAACAAAGCCACCTAGACTCTTGATTTCATACCCTACAGAATCAAGATAGTCAATGATGCCTTGAAACCTTGGTGCAAACTCAGTGTTAACTTGTGCAGACTTGCCAGTTTTGCTGCGTACAGATGTCAGTTTTGGTGGTCCTTTGATTCCTTGACCACCACTTTGTCCTACTGCCTGATGTTCTTCTGGTCCTTTGAGTCCTTGGCCGCCGCCCATGCTTGGCATTCCAGCAGCTGAAGGCATTTGCAGCCCGGTACCTCTGCCCATGCTTGGCATTCCAGCAGCTGAAGGCATTTGCAGCCCTGTACCTCCGCCCATGCCCGATGGCATTTGCAGCCCAGTACCTCCACCGCTGACCGTGGCGCCCATGGCACGTTGCATTATGATATTTCTACGAGCTGCATCTGCTTTGTCTTTGCCCATGGTTTTTTCCATGTGATCCAGCATCTTTGTCAGTTCATTTTTTTGTTCTTCCAGCAACTCAACTTCTTCAAGACTCAGATCAGTTTTGAGTTTTCGCAGTCGGTCTTGCAGTCGGCTGAAGTCTTGTGTCTTTTTCAAGTCTATATCTGTGAGTTTGGCCAGGGTCACAGTGTCGTTGGCAATCTCTTTGGCTGCTCGTTCAATAATTTCAATTCTGCTGTTGGCCCCACTGGTGATGCCAGCAATTTGATCATTTGGAACAATTTGCCCGGCCACGTTTGGTCTAAAGAATTCCTCTCCACGCTCGCCCACTCTGTACAATTTGCCAGCATCAACAGGGCCGCCTGCGGCTCTCCCACCTTCAACATTTTTTTTGGCGTCTCTACCTAACATTAACCCAATTGTGGCGCCAAGGCCTGTGCCAAGGGTAGCCCCCAATTTGGCACCAATAATAGCACCAGGTGGGCCGCCCAACAATCCAAGCAGGCCGCCCACAATTGCACCTGCTACTCCGCCTACTCCGCCTCCGCCGGTGGTGCCAACTAGTTCTGCACCAGCACCTCCTGTGACTTTTTGCACGCTTTCTAGACCTTTTGTTGCAGTGTCTGCCACGGGTTTAGCCATCTCTTTCAATTTGGCCAAGTATCCTTGTGTAGCACCAACCAAGTCGCTGAGCCCTGCCGCAGCCATAGCTGCTTTTTCAGCCATGAGCGCAGTTTGAGTTTGAGCTGGTCCAATACCTATAGATATGAAATCTTCTACTGCCTTTGTGGCTTTAACTTGTGCGTCTATCAGCTTGGCCTGCCCCTCAAGTATGCCATCAGCGGCTTTTTTGCCAGTGACACCTTGCAGTTCTTGCTCTTTCCTAATCTGCTCCAAAGTCATTGTTTGTAACTTTTCAGCTACAATTCTTGCTTTGGTGGTTTCTCCCATGCTCACAAAAGTATCATCGTTGGCACTGAGTTTGGCTAGGCTGGCACGGAAACGATCTCCTGATTCTCCAACTGAACCAAATATGCGTTTTATTGCTTCAAGTTCAGAAATTTGACCTTTTTGCGCCAGTGCTAGATCTCGCATGGCGTTGGGTGCTGATTGTAATAGTTTTGCACCTTCGTCAGTGATAACACCTGATTGCAATGAACGTATCATCTTGGCAATGGCCGGACTAAAGTCGTTAGCAATATCGCTGATCTTTTGTACTCTGTCTGCTTCTAGCTTGCCACGCTCACCTTGCATTTGCAATTCACGAATCACACCAGCGTGTTGCTCTTCCATCATGGCTTCTTCGCGAGCTTTTTCACGTTCAGCTCGCTGAACACCTGTGAGTTTGGTCAGCGCATCTTGTTCTATCAGGTATTTTTTTGCACCTTCGGCCAACTGATCCACAGTCATCTTTTGAGCATAGCCCAGGCGAGTCTGTGTACGCAAATACCCTGCCATGCCCTCTGTAATATCTTTGGGCATGAGGCCCATCTTGAGCATGCTTTCTCTTGCAGGCTCCATGGCCTTGCCCATGTTTTCCAGTGCTTGACGGCCTTTGTAAACTGAACCACCAAAGTTGGCAAGATCTTTGCTGTTGTCTGCAACTATCTGAACATAGTCGCCCAGTTCGTTCATACTAAGGCCAAGTTTTTGTGCGCCGTTTTTGACCCCAGTCATGCCATCGGACGCTGCGGCTCCAGATTTGGCCAGGCCTGAGAATCCTTTGTACATCTTGTCGGCCATCTCGTTGGCTGCTTGTGTGTACTTGATGTAGGCCGTGGTGGCCATGGTAAGACCAGCAATCAGGCCTTTGATTAGTATGCCGCCGGGCATCAACAACGCCAGGGCTGCGCCAGCGGCCTGGGCGGCTGTGGCCAGGCCGTCTAAACTTTCATTAAATGCAGCCGCACCTTTTTTGCCTTCCAGCATGGCCCGGCCAGCAGACATGCCTGCAGATGCCAAACTGGCCACTGCTTCAGCGCCTTTTGCAGTGCCCGCAGTGAAATTTTCAATTCCGTGTTTGGCTTTCATTTCCGCGTCGCGGCGGGCGTCTGAAGTTGCCTGTGAAACTCTACCATTGTCTGCTAGCTCTTGGTTGACTCTTCTCAACGTTTCGGCTAGTTCTGCTGCGGCTCTTTCTGCGTCTGTCATTTTGTGTGCCTATAAGTAATTGTATATTTATAGGTGATTTATGCCCCAAACTGTGAACCCGCTGAAACAATTTTTTAGACAACCTGCAATCTATTTGCGATTGCCCTCACTAGGACAATACTGGGATCAAACTGCTATTAGCATGCCCCCCAACAAGGAATTGCCAGTTTATCCCATGACTGCCATTGATGAAATCACATACCGTACACCAGATGCACTGTTCAACGGACAGGCCGTGGTAAATGTGATTCAAAGTTGTATTCCTGCTATACGTGATGCTTGGAGCATGCCAGGCTGTGATTTGAACGCAATTTTGGTAGCCATCAGAATCGCCAGCTATGGACATGAACTGGAAATGACCATCAAGTGTCCCAACTGTGAAACTGAAAGTGATTTTGTACTGGATCTTAGAGGGGTGCTGGACAAGTTATCATGCCCAGACTACAACACTGCAATCCAGCAAGGTGATTTGGAAATTGTATTCACTCCAATCACCTACCAACATCAAAACGAAACCAACATCAAACAGTTTGATCAGCAGCGAGTGATTCAACAGATACAGATGTCTGACCAGCTGACCGATGATCAAAAAATTGAGCAACTCAACGAAACTCTGCAAAAAATTACCAACCTCACGATCGAAACTCTGAAGTACAGCATTGCCAGTATTCGTACTCCACAGAGTCTGGTCACAGAGCCTGAGTTTATTCAAGAGTTCTTGGTCAATTGTGATCGTAAATTTTTTACAGAAATACGAGATCACATCATTGATCTACGACAGAAGAGTGAAATTGAATCAGTTGGGGTGACTTGTTCTCACTGTGATCACAAGTGGAACCAAAATCTTACCTTGGACCAAGCTGCTTTTTTCGGGGTCGCCTCCTGACAGCTTCCACGGAGGAGATATCTACCATGGTAGATCGCATGGATCAGGAGGCCAAAGATATTAGGCAGCAAAGTTTAAAAATGTCCTGGTACATGCGTGGCGGTGCCAGCTACGAAGATGTGTTGCAGATGAGCTCTCAAGAACGCGATTTGCTAACCAAACTGATCAAAGAAAATCTCGAAACCACCAAGACAAGCAAATTACCGTTCTTCTAATGGAAATTGAACAAGTACGAGCCGATATAGAATCATGGATTGCGAACTTCTTGGAAGTTCCGCATCCAGCCTTGGGCGGCTTTCCGCCTTGTCCGTTTGCACGTCAAGCTAGAATGAAACGCACATTTGAAGTATACCCAGGAACTGACCCTTATTATGATCTCAAAAATCGAGCACGTTGGGGCATGGGCGACCGAGAAGTTATCATCTATGCTTACGACCCTCAAGAATGGCCTCATGAACTTTTTGCAGCAAGCATTCAGTCTGCCAATACCGAACACTTACTACGAGCTGACATCCTAGCCTTGGAAGATCATCCTGACGATGCAGAAATAGTCAACGGTGTGTGCATGAATCAAGGAACTTACGCTCTAGCACTGGTACAAAGTTTGTCCGACCTTAATGCCAAAGCAAAGCAAATGGCCAGCAAAGGATTTTATCACAACTGGCCTGAAGAGTACTTGCAAGGCCTGTTTCAACACAGACAGGATCCCAGATGACCTATCAGTTTGCTAGAATTAATCTTAGCCAGACTGAGTATCAACCCAGCGTGAAATGGGAATACTTGCGCAACCCAGACATTGCCCGGCTAAATCAGATCTACAGAGACTACTGCAAGTACAAACACTTTGCCAGTGTGATGCCAATATTTGACAGTCGTTATACTGACCCTATGACAGATGTTATAGGATACTACGATCAGGATCGACTAGTAGCGTTCAGTTTGATCCGACGCTACGACGACGCCAATGCTCTGTGCGATCAATTCGCATGGAACTATCACAACCCCAAGTTGCGTTTGGGAATCGAAACACTACAAACAGAGTGTGCTATCTATCGAGAACGTGGATTTCAATATCTATATCTTGAGCAAGCACACCTGTACAAACAAAGCATAGCAGGCTTTGAACTATTAGGACCACTGGAGTAACCATGGATTTATACACAATTTGGGCAGACAAAGAAGGCGACATATCAGACCTCGACTGGGTCAACGGAATGAAAAGTTTCTTTGATCATTTGATCGACGAAGGCAAGATGGAGTCGTACAGAATCACTAGATGCAAGATGGGATTCCGTTCAATTGCAGACATGCCAGAATGGATGATCATCATGGAGTTCCGTGACATGGGCCAAATGGACTCAGCATTCAAACGAGTTGCACCACTCGAAGGGGAACTCGAAGTCAAACACAAAAGTTTTAATCAATTCGTCTCGGGCAATATTCAACATGCCCTGTTTAGAGATTGGCCAGATACTAATCTCTAACACTCAAGATGTGCTGCGCACATCTATTAACTTCGCTGTCGCTCGTTAATGTAGTTGACTTCTAAAAGCGAAGCGATTAAGTATTCATGTAGATTAATCTGGTCAGACGGAACCGTTTGCATGGTTCCGTCTGTGTCTTCATGTGAGTATCACCAGCCAAGACTTTGGAAGTAGGTTATTTTTATACACCGTATGCTATTGGGCTCTGACCTTTCCCTACCTACGTCGACATTGCAATTGCTTGCTACCTTAAACCTCGTTCCTAGTGTTTAAGTTTTCATAGCCGGTGTTCTCGTATGCTAACATTCATACTATATCAATGCGTCGGCCTTATGTTTCTAGCCTCAAACTCACTTCCGATTTTTCAGGATACTGGGATTTACCCAGGGGAGTGCATCAATATGTCACGTGTCCAGGTTTTATTTGCCTGGTTTTTCCACAGCGGTATTACAAACTGGCCCGCCAACCTTAAGTGTTAGAGTTAATATAACCTTTGGGAATCCAGTTCACAAACTTACCGCCACATGTGTTGCAAATCACTTTGCCTGCATGCGGTCCTGTTGGTTTGTTGACAATTTCCCAGTTATGGTCTTTATGGATGCCTAGATGCTGCCTTAGTTTTGTTCTTTGATTGTGCCATGCTTGATCAAATCCAGTTTTTGGGTTGGTCCAATAAGGGTCGTTCAAAAACGCAGTGTCGCTTTTGTTGGTTTTATTGTAGTCAAGTTTTGTCATAGTTTACCAATGATGTGACTTCCGTGTACCCTAACCTGGATATGCCCGTTGTAATAATCTCGTGATTCTAATACTCGTCTTGAAAATTGTTCTCTTGCTTCAATGTAACTACATTCTGATTTGGAGTTGCAATAATAAAGTATTTCTCTGGTGAAGTTTTCGGTGCCTAGTTTGATTACGTCTGCGGTTAATTCTGGGCTTGACCCATAGTACTCTCTCCAATCTGAGTCGATCTTTGATCGTATCTTCTTCCGCTTCTTTGTGCCGTTTTTTTGCTTTACAGTCTTGTATGTTGTTTTAGAAAATTTTGCTAATTTTTTGCCTATGTACTTGCGTCCAGTGAGATTATTTGTGATCAAGTAAACAAATCCCACACACTCTTCGGGCAACATCTCAATTGGGGTATCTTGATATAGCCATGTCATGTGTTGTATGCGATTTATCCTTGCTGTATAGTTATCTCTTTCGTTGCCTGTTTTTAAATTTTTCGTTTTTCTATTAACAAATCGTCAGTACACCCGGTGCAACGAGACTTTTTGCAAGTGGTTGGGCTGGTAAAAATATCCCAGTTTGTGAATATATTTCCCAGCAAATCGTTGTTGCACAGAGCTGAGTACACATTGAAATTTTTATCAACGCTTATCCGCTTGGATCCAGCAGCACAAGCCCATCCCTGCCACTGGTCCAGATTGTTGTTGTGCATCCAGTTTGCACTGATACGAAACTCTTGCCCATTGTCTAGTGTGACCTTGCAATTGTAATATTGATGATCTTCAAACATTGAGATTTAGTTTTCCTAAAAAAATTGGATGTGTCCTAGTCTGAACACTGTAGTCAATTTGGTTGACTGTGTAGCTAATTTCATGCTGATCCAGCAACGCTGTGTAGATCGGAATGCGATCCCGGTTCCAGTACTCATCCATGACAACCACGTGTATGAATTTTGAGCTGTCAATGGTCTGTTTTAACTTTATGATCATATCAAAAAACTTTTTCTCGTCAATGTGCTCGGTGTGTACACTAAATGCAATATTGTCAGTCACTTTGAACATCTTGAAGTAGTAGTTGTAGTTGGCGCTACCGTTGGTGGTAATCATAACTTTGAACAGATGCTGGTCATAATTTTGTCTAAGCCAAGAAAGAAACGGTAAAAAATATTTGTTGGTTGTGAGTTCACCGCCAGTGAATGCTATTTTATACTGTAAATTGAGATGTCGAGTCTTGGAAAAAATACTTTCCCAGGCCTGCTGCATGGTTTCAAGGCTGTGAGGCTTGCTGGTGTTGTCGTGCCACTCTGGACTGCAATACATGCAGTCGTAGTTACAGCGAATACTCAATTGCCAGTTGATTGAAAAGTATTCTTCAGTTGGTACAACTTGTACAATTTGTGGATCGGTCATGCTAGATCAACATCCGTGTTGTAACTGGTAAAGCCGTTCTCTTTGATCACTTTGAGAATGTTCTCCACACGCCCGGCCAGTTCATCTCTGTGCGATACTAACCAAATACTCTTGTGACGCTCACGACTCATCTTCTTCAGCAGGGCCAAGGCATTCTCTACGCCTTGTGTGTCCAAGCCGTTGTCGATCAGTTCGTCAATGAACAACAAGTTGATGGGTGAATACAAACTTTCCCAAACATCACGGAATGCCCAACTCATGCTCAAGATCAGTCTATTGCGTTCACCACGTGATAGATTATCAAAGTCCAGTTCGCGACCCAATTCTTCAATGCTCACAGTCAAGTCGTTTTGGAACTTCACAGTGTGTGGCAAGCCAATGCGATCCAGGTAGTGTGTGAGTCTTGCATTCAAGTAACTCAAGTTCTGATCAATGATCTTCTTGCGAACAAAACTATCTTTACTTGTTAGCAGTTTGAGCAAGAAGTCTTGATGTTCTTGCAATCGAGTGAGTTCATTCAAGGCATCATATGACACAATCTGCAGGGCTTGCCCTTGCATGTCTGAAATTTGTTCTTCATAAGGATCTATGTCTGTGGATCTTGTGATCAATTCTTTGCGCAGTGTTTCCACAGTGTTGCGATGATTCAGTGCCTGTTCTAACGAATCGTAAAACACAGTGGGTGCTGTGCCTAATGCGCCAATGTTAGCAATAGTATCTTCATGCCCTTGGCGCTGTGTATCGTTGGACAACAGTTGTAGTGCTGTTTCTTGCACTAGAGACTGTTTAGCTTGCTTTAGTTCATCTTGTTTGTCATCATGTAAGTCTTGACCGCACGAGTGACACTTGTGAGCATCCAGTGCTTCAATTTCTGTTTTGAGTTTGTCTAGCAGTTTGTTTAGTTTGACATCATCTGAATCAATTTGACGAATGTACCGGTTGGCATCATCTATGGCTTTTTTCTTCACATGAAATGCTTCTAGATCTCTGTGTGCTTGAACTTCAGCGTCAATATCAATGTGTTCAAGATCAGCAATGGCCTGGCCTAGTTTGCCCACATCTTCATCACGCTTGGCTATCCAAAGACGTTGACGTTTGCGCAGGCTTTCGATCTGTTCTTCAATGCGCTTGTTGGCTTCCTGCACAGCACGAATACGGAACTCTTCTGCCTGAATGGCATCTTTGGTTTGTTTGTTGAGTTCTTTGATTGCGTCAGCACGTTCACTCAGCAAGGTAATGCCCAACAACTGCTCAATGATAGTGCGCTGATCATTGGCCTTTAAACTCAAAAACGGTTCAGTGTAGGTGTTCAAGGCCAGCACATGTTTGAACATGTCGTGGCTCATGTTCATCACACGCTCGATAGCATCTTGTGTTTCTCGACTGTCGCCCTGCGCTTCGTCTTCGGCGGCTTTGTGTTCGTTGTTGATGTAAAAACGTAGCACATTGGGCTTGCGTCCACGTTCAATACGATAATCTTGCCCGTTGACAGAGAAGTCCAGGCTGACCAACATGTTCTTGCTATTGGTCTTGTTTACTAGATTGTCTTTGCGAATGTTTGAAAGTGCTTGACCATACAAGGCATAACTTAGAGCGTTGATGATTGTGGTCTTGCCTGTGCCATTGCGCGAGCCGTCACCGCCTAGGTCCAAGTTTTCACCTAGTACTAATGTAAGATCATTTCGGTCAAAGTCAATGCCTTGAGTGGCCGCACCCACGCTCATGAAATTTTTAACAGTTAAGTTTTTAATTTGTATCATTGTTTAGTGCCTGAGCATTGTTGTAAGCAAACTGGATTTGGACGATTAACAAAACTAGCAGGATACCGTTTTTGCCACAAATCGCTGTTGATAATATCTTGTAAGTTATTATTATAGAGGTTTATTTGATCAAAGTCTATGTCCAATATCTTCTTAAAGTGGTGATTGATCAGCAAAGACTGTGTTTGGTGTTGTGCCTGATGCCATCCCATGAGCCAACAACAGGGCCATACAGTTCCGTCGGCATAGATTGATATCCATCCAATTTGTTGACTGCGACATTTGATATTGTAATCTGACTCAGCAACACGCTTGGTAAGACTATTGGACGAGCTTTTGAAGCTAACTTCAGCATTGATGGTTGTCAAGTCTTGATTGTATCGTTGAACTGGCAAATTTGATTCTTGCTCAAACCGATCTTGGTACAGCACAAAAAATCTAGAAAATCCTAGATCATTGGCTAGTTGTTGTGCCTGCTCAATTTGATGTGCATTGTGTTCAAACAAAATAAACTGCCACTCTGCTCGACCGCCACCTTTGATAAATGCCTTGGCGTTTTCTATTATTTTGTGATAATCAGTCCCAACACGATAGATTGAATGTGTGTCGGCCAAGCCATCAATGCCAAACACAACTTTGTTTTGTGGCTGACTCAGCAACAAGCCAAATTTTTCCCACCAAGCAGTGCTTCTCAAAGAACCATTGGTATTGATAGTAATACTAGCAGAACTGTGTGTTACACACCAATCTATTATTTCAAAAATATCAGGATGCATTAGATTGTCGCCTGTATTGCCATTGAAATTTATTGATTTTACCGTGCGCCACAAGTCCAAAGATGTATTAGACACTACCCGGTTCCAGTCAAGTATATCGTTGGTACGCATATTTTGCCCCCGCAAACATAACGGGCATTTGGCATTGCAGTTGTTGATACTTTCAATCTCAATGGTTGTTATGTCAGTTAGTTCAAACATACTGTTTTTCAATGATGCACTAATTTTACGCCATTGCCACAATTGGTCAGGCACAAGGGATGAGGGCGAGAAATAATTTCGTTTTCAATATCAGGCAATACATCTGAGTCAGCGGTTCGATGCACATTTAGATAACAGCAAGAACTTATTTTTCCGTTGGCGTTTAGATACACAGATTTTTTTGCTAGATGTCTGCAGTCAGACAATTTAAGACTATTGCGTTCGGGATTTAAATGATAGGTATTTGTACGATCGCTTCTGCTCCATGGTTGAAATTCTATTGGTTGTCCAGTTTGCCAGTGGCGGGCACTTATAGTTTCTCGTACACTGGTTACAAATTTAAATTTTTTAAAACCCATCTTTTGACTCAATCGTATACAGTCTTTGATTTGGTGTTCATTGTGTGCCCAAGGAATAAACTGCCATGTAGCATAACCGCCAGCAGATATAAACGCCTGGGCATTGGCAACAGTTTTGTCAAAGTCTGTACCTTGACGATATATTTCATGCACACCCTTAAGACCATCTAAACAAAACCATACATCGTGATTCAAATCTTTTAATAGAGTTCCTAGGTCACTCCACCATTGAGGGGAACGTATGCCGCCGTGTGTGTGGATTTGAATTTTACTTGCGTACTTTATTGCTAGATCAATGTGCTCTAACACATTATTAGCAGCCATGGTATCTCCGTAGGTACCACTAAATTGTATGGTTTCTAAGTTGGGAAGTTTTTTTAAAACTTCTTCAAATCTTTCTGTGGACAGATCTTCAACCACTAGGTTAGGATTAAGTTGGTACCCACCTTGATTGCGACCGCAACCAGGACACCAAGCATTGCACTTGGTTGAGTTTTCTACTTGTAACCATGTGGCATCTGACAGAATCATAAGGTCTGGTAAATTTTTAACAGTAGTTTATTGTCGTAGAATTCTGATTCAATGTTGGTGATCTGATCCGTGACAATTTGATCCACTGATTCAAATTTGACTTCACCGGGAGCCATGTCTGTGTCCACTGCGGAGTTCTTGTTGGGTATCAGGGCCATCTCTCGGAGACCATATTCTCGGATATAGGTTTCTTTGATGAAGTTGGCTTCCTCGTACGAAATTTCAATGTCTAACTGCACACGCACATGCATGCCAGCGGCAAGTAAAGTAGGTGCGTTGTCAATGATACTGGCCAGACCCAGCACACGATAGCGGGGTTGATCAGGCCAGGCATGAAACTCTGGCTCCTTGCCCCATTCTAGGATCATCATGCCACGTTCATCATCACCAGCATCGGCATAGTTGTGCGGAAAGCAGTTGCCAATGTAGGTAATGTTTTTCTTGGTCTGACGTTTGTGAAAGTGCCCAGTAAACACATGCTCAAAGTTGTTGAAGTCTTCTCTGCGTACCTCACCGTGGTCCGGCATTTCTACCATGGCGTTCATCATGTATCCAGGCAGTTCAAAGTGCCCAAACATGTACTTGCCTTTCAGTTTGGGTATGCGTTTATGATCATCACCCACAAGCCAAGGTGCAATAACCACATCGTCACTGCAAAACCAATCGTTGCAAATTTCCACATTAGGGAGGTGCCGAGCCCACTCAACACTTTGTATATCTCGCTTGTCGCGATAGTACAAATCGTGATTGCCAGGAATGAAATAAACACGTTCAAAGTTTGCATTCATGTGCTCCAGAGCTCGCAAGCTGTAGTTCAGCGTGACAATATTTAAGCTGGCACGGTTGTTGTGCCAGTCGCCCAAGAACAAACAGGTTTCACAGCCTTCGGCTCGGGCTTTGGCAGTTGCCCATTTTATAAAATTCATACAGTCCTCATTGTGTTGAGTGCTGTTAGATTTTAATCCAAAGTGAATGTCAGTGAAGACTGCGGCTTTTTTAAATAGATTACTCATCTATCTATTATACTACTCATCAAGACTGCTTACAACCGGTCCGGACATGGCAGCCATCGAATGTTTGCCAGAGTTCTGACGTGTCCATGAAGGGTTCAGTCCGTTCATTTCCAAAATGTCATCTCTGATGTTTTGATTTTTCTTTTCAATGTTGAGAATTCGTGTAAAGCTGTTTGTGATCGCCGCAGTGTAGTAAGCAAATGGATTTTGACTCTTAGACTCATCGAATTGAAGACCAATCTGCGATAGTTGAAGCAGGGCCTGTCCGCGCATTTCTTCGTTGTAGGTGTATCCACGCCAGTTGCTCCTTGTGGCATATCTTTCGCATAATTTCATAAACATCAAGGCCAGTTTCTTGGTCATGTCCCCGTGATCTTTGGAGAATTCGCCTGTGGCCAAATCGCCCTTCCAATGCGAGCGCCCTACTATGTACGGCTTCTTTTCTTCGTCTATGCGATAGTGCTCAAACGGTGGAAAGTTCACACGCACATGATTCATGTCTAGCACAGGAACATCCACAATGTCTGCAAGTGGGTCATCTTCTACCACATCATCAAGATCTAAAATTTCCTCTAACTTTCGCTTTTTGGCTTCGGCCTTGGTAATTTTCTTGGGTGCTTTGGGAATGTGATCCCAGCAAGTGATACGGAACACAATTTCGGTGTTGGGTATCTTTTTAGGATCAACAATAGTGCCCTCACGCTTGAGTCGATCCGCTCGGTTACGTCTTGCTTCGGCAATGGTACGCTGATTGATCTTGTCTATTGACGGCAAAATGATATCAAATTGATGATCGTTTACTCTGTCTTGGAACCAGCAGTAGTTGTTTTTACTGAGGTGAATTTCTTTTAAAATATCTCTGTTGTTGAGATAATTGACACGAGGTGCCGCCTTGGGTAATAAAGTCATGTGTGACCGGTCTCCTAATATGTACTTATTGTAGCAGATTTACAACAGTTGTCAACCTCATTGTAAAAATACGCCGTTTTAGAAATGGGTAAATAACACATAGGAACACTAACATGGCAGGATATGATCCCAACAAAGCCGCTGAATACAACCGACTGATACAACAAGGTGTCGCCCCCGAAGCCGCTATTTTGCAGGTTGGGATTACCTTTGAAGAACGCGGCAATTACGAAATTAACTCGGTTGGAAACACAGAAACCAACAAGTCCTATGGCAAAATGAGCGACATTGCCATACCCCAGAACAACACGTCTGGGGTCAATCCTGCCAGCGACCCCAGTCAATTCCCTGCATATGACAATGAAGGCAATCTAGAACCTGGCTTTGCCATTAACGAAGAAACCGGCGGAACGTATTATCGTGGGTTCCCATCACAAGATGTTGGTACTGCACTGCCAATTAGTGATCCTTACTATGGATTAAATCCTACACAACTGAAAGACCTAGGCGGAGCAGATCCCACAGACCCTTACATTCGTGCTAGGCTTGGAATTCCGCAACTGCCAGGATCAACTCTTGCTGCAACACCAGGCTTTGGTACAATCAAAACAGGTGTGCCTGCAATTGATTCTGCATTAGGTATCATTGGTGGCGGGATTACTTCACTGTTTTCTAACTTTTCTAGCACCATTGGTGGACTATTTGGGCCCAAGCCTACAGCAACCGCGGTAGCCTCAACCACAGGCATGAGTGTTGCTGGTCTAACAACTCCAGCACCAACGCCTCCTACAAAAGATACATCAGTCAATCCAGCCAGTGACCCCAGTCAGTTTCCAGCATATGACAATGAAGGCAATCTAGAACCGGGATTTGCTATCAATGAAGAAAACGGCCAGCCATACTACAAAGGTATTGAACCAGCCATCCAAGACACACCAGTCAATCCAGCCAGTGATCCCAGTCAGTTTCCAGCATATGACAATGAAGGCAATCTAGAACCGGGCTTTGCTATCAACGAAGAAGATGGTCGACCATATTATCAAGGTTTTGAACGCAACACAGATCAACCAGTCAACCCAGCCAGTGACCCTAGTCAATTCCCTGCATATGACGATGATGGCACCTTGCGACTGGGCTTTGCCATCAATGAAGAAACAGGCGACACGTATTATCAAGGCTTTGAACGCACTTTTAATAAGCCACTCAATCCAGACGAAGATCCGTTTGAACAATCGCGTTACGAAGCTGAACTAGCTTACGAAGCACAGGAGCCTTATGATTTTGCTGCGCTACCTGTCGATGACCCTTATTACGGATTAACTCCAACTCAGTTGCAGGATTTAGGTGGTGCTGATCCAACAGATCCCTACATACGTGCCAGACTTGGAATACCACAACTGCCTGGATCAACTCTTGCTGCAACACCAGGCTTTGGTACAATCAAGACTGGCGTTCCAATAATTGATAATGCGCTGAGCTTTCTTGGCGGATTGTTTGGCGGTCGCACAGCTACCCCGCCCACACCTGCGGCACCTCCAGTTGCGCCGACGTCTGACCCCAGCCAATTTCCAGCCTATGATGATGATGGTAACCTACAACCTGGTTTTGCCATCAACGAAGAAACAGGCCAGCCATATTATCAAGGCTTTGAGCGAAACACCGACCAGCCAGTTAACCCTGCTAGCGATCCCAGTCAGTTCCCTGCATATGACAACGATGGTAATCTAGAACCTGGCTTTGCCATCAACGAAGAAACAGGTCAACCTTATTACCAAGGCTTTCCGCAACCCACCACCAATGCCGATGTAGATCTTGATGCAGATTCAGGCTATGGATCTGACCTTGCATACACACCGACTGACACAGCGGCCTTATCTGTAGATGCAACCAAAGTAAGAGCCTCTAATCCTGACTTGTCTCCAGCAGCACAGCAAAATCTTGATAATATTAATGGAGCCAATGCTGAGATTGTGCAAGCTCAAGGCAATATTCAGACCAATAACTTGTCTATTCTTCAGAACGAAGAATCCATTGCAGGAGCAAGAGAAAGTCAACGACAGGCCGAAGCATTCATTGAACAAAACAATGCCGAGCTGGCCGATCCAAATATCACTGATGAACGCCGCGCCGAACTATTGGCCAACAACGCCGAAAACGAAGCAGTCATTGCAGAAAATGCAAGAGTAATTGACACAGCAACTCAGAACATCGAAGACGCTCAAGCCAACAATGCAGAGCAACAAGGAAGCATTTTAGAAAATCAGCTCATAGCTGAAGAGAATGCTGCTGCATTCCGTGAAAACGATGGCGGCGAATTATTAACAGTTGAACCTAATTTAGATCCCGAACTACCGCAAGAAGATGAAGAAGTCATTGTTGATACTACTGATCCTGCTGACGTTAATGCAGAAGAAGATCTTGAACTTGCGCTGTTAGAAGACGAAGAAGTTATAGTTGATACTACCGATCCTGCTGACGTTAATGCAGAAGATGATCCTGAACTTGGATTATTGGGGGATGACCTTGAAACTGTTGAAGCTGAACTAGCAGAACCAGTTGATGAAGACGCTGACCCTGCACTTTTAAACGAGGAAGAAGTTGATCCTTTTGCGCCCTTAGAAGAGCCCGAAGATGTTGATGCTGAACAAGATCCAGAACTGTTGGGCGGCCCCGAAGATGAAGAATTTACAGAATTAGCGGAGCCAGTAGATCCCGATGCTGATCCTGAACTGCTGGGTGGTCCTGATGAAGAAGTTGATCCTTTTGCGCCACTAGAAGAACCACCAGATGTTGATGCTGAACAAGATCCAGAACTGTTGGGCGGTCCAGAGGACGAGGAACCTGATGAACCAGAACTGTTGGGTGGACCTGAAGATGTTGACACCAACACAGACGACGGACTCAAGACCCCAGACGGTCAAGAAGAAGGCGGAACTGCGGCAGAGACTGGCTTGGCTGAACCCACAGACGCAGACGTTGAGCAAGCCAATCAAGAAGCTGCTGTTAGAGACCGAGCTCGGCAACAGGCCACATTCCAGGCACGGTACAAACAAGCAGGTAACGCCAACGCTGACTGGCGAGTACGACTGAGCCTTGCGCCCAATTCACAGTATCTGTACAATCAAACAGATGCAGTTGGTATTCTTGCGCCATTGGCTGCAACAGACGGAGTAATATTCCCTTATACACCCAACATCACTACCACTTACTCGGCTCAGTACGAACAGTACGATCTTGTTCACTCTAACTATCGTGGTTTATTTTACAAAAATTCTCGAGTGGGAGATATTCAGGTTCGTGGCACATTCACTGCTCAAGATACCAAAGAGGCTGATTACTTGTTGGCAGTGATACACTTTTTCCGTTCAGCAACCAAAATGTTCTATGGTCAAGATGTTGAACGAGGGGTACCACCGCCTGTGTGTTTGTTGAATGGTTTTGGACAGTATCAATTCTCAGATCATCCAGTGGTTATATCATCGTTTAATTACAGCTTGCCCAACGATGTTGACTACATAAGAGCAGGCAGCCCCAACAACTACGGACAGAACTTGTTGAATCGACGTGCCGCGGTGGCCAGCAATCCTGGAGGAACTAGTCTAGCAGGATTGAACAGATTGACCAATGCCTTGCTCAAGAAAGGTGCACCTGGTCAAGGGGTTCCAGACCCCAGCGCAATCCAACAAAATGTCAGCAACACTGCCGGAGCAACGTATGTGCCAACCAAGATGGAAATAGATATTACTTTGATACCTTTACAAACACGCACACAGGTTAGCAAACAGTTCAGCCTCAAAGGCTTTGCTAACGGACAACTACTCAAAGGAGGGTTCTGGTAATGGCCAATTACGATTCAACCAGTCCATATTTTGAAACAGGATACAACCAGTTTTATCTTGATGTCATGGTCAACAGACCCATTCCCAAAGAGGATGACGATCAAACTTTTGTAATCAATACCACTTATCAGTATCGACCAGATATGTTGGCCTTTGACCTTTATGACAATGCCACACTGTGGTGGGTGTTTTATCAGCGCAACCCCAACACCTTGCAAGCACCGCCCTTGGACTTTAAAGAAGGTACATTGATCTACTTGCCAAAAATTACCACGCTGAAATCAGTCTTGGGATTCTAATCTATGGCCACTTTTGCTGAAAATGAAGTTGCACGTTTAATACTTGAAGTTGAGCGGTGGAAAAGAATAGTTGCACAACGAGAAGCAATATTAGCCAATCCACCACCAGGCATAACCCCAGAACAACTTGCCACACAAAGAACCAATTTAGCTTTATCTCAGGCAACGCTGGCTCAATATGAAGCTGATTTACAAGCGGCACGCCAGGTCGCCGCCACTCAAAGAACACCAGAACCAGAACCTCAACCGCCTGCTACTGCCAGTCAAACAGCAGCAGATGATGCGCCCAAAGGCCCCAACGCTCCTGAACCAGCACAGGTAAGCCCCAACGGTCGTATAGTTGCACCGCCTGACACTACCGCTCCAAGCAATGCAGTAACTCCTGTAACATCTGACACAGGTGGGGACACAGGAACCAATGCCCCTGTACGCACTACAGAACAAACTCAAGCAACCAACGGTTACGGCGGTACCAATACGGGCAATCAAGGCATCAATATTAGAGCAGAAGACGGCACACTGTCAAGTCTAAGAAAAAGTCCTGAATCAGGCGAGCTGTATGATGCAGCAGGTATACCTGGCGGCGTTGAACTAAAAACAGAAGCAGGCACCACAACACGCGACGATGCTGCAAACAATTCTACATCTACCAGACAAACACAAGTAAACGCTAGCGAAGCTAGCTTGGTCAAGATCTTGCCTCAACCAAACGTGCTGGATGATTACTACAGTTACTCATATCAGATATCTGTGTATCTGTGCAATGACTCACAGTACAAAAGACTGTTATTTGGCAACAATACCAAACTTGATGGCTATCAGTTGTTGTTTCAAACTGGCGGAGCACCGTTGAATCAAGACGGAGAGAGACCACAGCCACCTGCTGGTACAACTTTGTACGAAAGCGATGGAACATCAAGCACAGTACCACCAGAAGAACGCAACTACCCCGACGGCGGCCGCAATCCGTTTTTTGACAACGATTTCTATATAGATTCAGTAACACTAGAAAACAAATTGCCAGCGGGCGGCGCAGGCGCTGCACACTATAGCACTGATCTTAAGTTTACTTTGATAGAACCACAGGGCATGACCTTGTTGGAACGCCTGCGAGATGCTGTGCAAAATCATTCACCACAAAACGAAAACGGCAAGGTCAACTATCTTGCTGCCACCTATGTCATGGTTATTCGATTTTATGGATACGATCAAGATGGCAACATTGTGATGCCCATCAAAGGAGGGCTAACAGTAGGAAATCAAACCAGTGATACCAGAGCTGTGGTAGAAAAACTTGTGCCATTCCAGATTACAAACATAGACTGGACCATAGGTAGTAAAACTACCAGTTATGAATGGAAATGCAAACCGGTGGGACTGAACATTGCTGGATCAACGGCTCGCGGCACTATTCCTTATGATCTTCAATTGAATGCAACCAGCGTAGAAAAACTGCTGGCAGGTCAGGCACAATATGCACCTGAAAAATCAGCACCTGCGGACAAGCCAGGTGCATCAACCACTGCCACAGCACCAACAGGAGCGTTCCGCGGACAACGATCTGACATGCCAAAAACTTCTGCGCCTGCACCACAAACTGCGGTGGCTGCTCCTAATCCTTCGCGAATGGTTGTGCAAGGGCTCATGGAAGCCATGAATGATTTCCAACGAAAACTTGTGTTGGACGGGGTCTATGAACAAGCTGACAATTATTCAATTGAATTTGTGGGACCAGGGTCTGAAAAAATATCTGGAGCCACGCTGGTACAGCCCAACGTCAAGATAGACCAATCCAAAACTCCCATGGCAAAAGGCAAAGAAGTTCCTGAAAAAGATCGTGTGGACAACTCCAGCAGAAGTTTCAGCATCACTGCCGGCCAACAGATTTTACAAGTCATTGAATTAGTGCTACGCAACAGCAGTTACATCAGTTCACAGGCCTTGTTTACCATTGACGAAAACGGCAAACAAATTCCCACAAAAAATCTCAACTACAATGAGCCAGTGAAATGGTACATCATCAACATGAGTGCCCAGCCGCGCAGCAACAAACTTGACGGCAAACGAAATGACTATGCCTACGATATCAAGTATACTATCAGTCCTTTTTTGATCAAGAATCTAGCCAGTGTATATTTCCCGGTAAACCAGTTCAGCGGAGTTCACAAAAGTTATCCCTACTGGTTCACTGGTAAAAATACAGCAGTGCTGGAGTACCAAGAAAATCTCAATGCAATTTTTAGAATGACATTGAGTGGCAGTGTAGAAGATGATGCTGCCGCAACAAAATTGCGTGATGCACAAACTTCAAGTTTGAATGAAATCATGATGTATACCTATCAAGCTCGTAGTGTAGAATCCAGTTCAGGTGCTCTAGGCAAAAGTTTTGAACTGGGTGCCAATGCTGCAGAGTTGCTGTATGATCCTACAGGTTTGAAAAATGCCAAAATTAAAATTATTGGCGACCCTGCCTGGATTGCACAAGGCAGTTTTTTTCGTCCTGTGACTCAGGAAACATTTGGTGGCAAAGCCTTGACGTCTGGTTTCATGCCTGACGGATCAGTGGCGTTTGACAATCAAGAAATCCTGTTTGAAATAGTGTGGCAACGACCTGAAGATTATGATCTCAGTACCGGCATGGCTGATCCGTACAGTAAAACACAAAAAAAATACAACGCTCGAGTTGCTCTGCAGAGCCGAGTTTACATTGCTACCAAATGTACAAGTGAATTCAGATCAGGTAGATTTGAACAAACGCTTGAAGGCAAAGCGTATACCTTTATAAAACCAGATGGTAGCAATTCGTCTACTCCTTCTGTAGCTGCCTTGGCCACCAACGCAGCTGGCAGCGATGCTGGTAGAAATAACAACACAGCAACAGCAAATAAAACCAATGAAACATTTGCGAGAATAGGACGAGCGGTACCCACTGATGCTGAGGCACAACAAGCAAGAGCTAATTTTGCCAAAACTGATCCCAGACGTCTTGACATCGGTGATGGCGGCAAGCGTGCAATGCTTGGAGCACAAGGAGCTTACAAAGAAGCAAAGTTTGCAACAAACGCTGGGGGTGCCGCTTTTGGAAATCCAAACTTGGCCAGACAAGGTATCACAGCTGGAGCAACACTACAGCCAGCACCGCCGCCAACACCACCCACAGATGGGACCGGGCAGACAGTGAGATCTACAAATGTACAAGCCACAAATATCCCACCAAAATTACCTGAAGCCAATCCACAGGTCACACCGGGACAAGCGGCGGCTGCTTTGAATGCTCAACGATTAGCAGACCTAAAAGCAAGAGCCGCTGGCACTGCACCAAAGTACAGACCAGGGCAACCAATTGCCACAGACGGAGGTTAATCAATGGCAGAGAACGTAGATCGCAGTCGAGGTCGCCCCAGTAATTACAAACTGGATCGCGGAGGAGTACCTGCAGAATTTGGTCCATTTACTGGAGTGGTCATGAGCACAGTAGATCCCACACGGTCGGGCCGCCTGCGTGTGTATATTGATGCGTTCAGTTCGGGAGCTGACATTGGTTCTATGGAAAACGAAACTACCTGGACCACAGTGAGCTACATGCCGTCATTCTATGGCAACACCCCACTGAGTCAAACTCAAGGAGCCACTGAAGGCCTTGGCGCCTATCCTGGCAATCCTACCAGTTACGGCATGTGGTTTACACCCCCTGATGTGGGAGTAAAAGTAATTTGCATATTTGTCAATGGTGACCGTAGTCAAGGCTTTTATATTGGTGTGGTACCAGAACAAGGACTGGGACACATGGTGCCTGCCATTGGTTCAGTGACAGCGTCGCAAGCAGATATACAAAATCAAAATCAAGAAACTTATTTTGCTGACGCTCCTAGATTACCAGTTACAGAAATCAATCTAAACAATGAAGGTCTTTTTAACGACCCAAGATTTTATGATCAAGCCAAGCCAGTACAAGGATACCTTGCCCAGGCCTTGCTACAACAAGGATTGATCACAGACCTAGAACGCGGTACTATTCAAAGTTCAAGTCAACGAGAAACACCCAGCGCAGTATTTGGAATCAGCACACCGGGCATAGCAATATACCAAGGTGGTATGAATCCCAACGACATCAGAACAAAACTAAATTCAGGGGAAATCAAGCCCAGTGATGCCAAAGTAATTGGCCGCGTAGGTGGACACAGTTTGGTCATGGACGACGGCGACTTGGATGGTAACAATGCCATGATGCGCTTGAGAACCAGCTTAGGCCACCAAATCACCATGAGTGACACAGGAAACTTTTTCTACATTGTGCATGCCAATGGACAGACCTGGTTGGAGTTTGGGGTAGAAGGCACAGTGGATGTGTATGCCACAAACTCAGTAAACGTGCGCACCAAAGGTGACATCAATTTGCATGCTGACCGTGACATCAACATGTTTGCTGGTCGTTACCTAAAGATGAAAAGCAAAGAAGACATGCAGATAGAGTCAGATACGTTTTTGTCTATGCAAGCACAGGAAGATATCACACTGTACAGTCGCAGTACTGTGGGTGTCAAGGCTGACGGAACATTGACATTGAACAGCGCATCTGGTTCTTGGGGCGCAGGTTCTGCGCTGGTGTTGCAGGCAGGAGGTATTGACCTTAACGGACCCGCAGCAGGTCGAGTCAACACCCCGCAACCTTTGACCAAAACACTACTAGACGACACTGAATGGGACACCAGCAAAGGTTGGATTGTCAAGTCACAAGGGCTTGAAAGCACAGTGAATCGAGCACCCACACACGAGCCATATCCTTATCACAACAAGGGCGTGGATGTTGAGATTGCATTTGAAGAAGGCAAGCCAAGCCCACCACCAGGCGCAGTACCAGTTCCAGCTGGTGTAGAAATACAGGCAAAATAACATGGCTGAATTTACATTTAATCTTGATCAACTCAAAGCCACTGCTGCCAAAACACAGACCCGCGTTGAAGCTGGCCTGTTTGCCAAAACCAAAGATGAAGATTTAATCTACACAGGTGATGATTACATAGTATGGGATAGAACCAACGGTGAACGTCTGCGCAGAGGATTGCCCAGTTTAACTCAAATTGGTTATCCACGACCGCCTGAAGATACCACAGGAGCAGCAACGGACACACCAGCTACCGGTACAGTGCCCACAAACCCTGACGGCTCTGCAAAAACATTTGCCATCAAAGGACCGCCAGGACTCACACGTGAGCAGGCATTTGCAATATTCAAAAAACAAGCTGACACTGGTAGTCTAGTTGGATTCAAACCAGGAGAAACATTAAGCGCCGCAACACAAGCTGCGGATGGCCTTGCTGGAGCCCAGGCCCTGGTAGCACAAGCTCAGTCAGGAGTGACTGG